AATTGGTTATGATTTCTTTCTCTATATATACAACAGGCGATCTTCAAACCGGACAAATATTAGCAGAATTACCAGAGTCGTTGCAGTTTAAAATTGAATGGAATAACCTTACTGGTGCAATGTTGTCAACCGATTATTGTCCATTTGTTTTTTCGGATAATAGCAAATACATTTATATCCGAATAGATAAAACAACTGTCCATGCTAATGAAGAAATCCGCGTTTGGGGTATTGGATTTCTAATATAATTGTGCAAACTATTTAATAACTGGATAACAAAAACTTCCGAAGAATTCGTGGCAGTCTTCAGCTTTGTGACAGCAAATGGCGTTGGTATTTACATCAATATACATAAATATTCCACTTCCAGTGCCGCCAGCATAGTTTTCGCCTAACGTTCCAGCGCACATGGCAGCATAAGGTAAATTTTTGGCAATTGGAGCACTTGTTAGTTTTCCGGATTTACAACTTATAAACCATATCTGTACAATACAGATACCGCCACGAATAGTATAATAAACAGTTCCAGAAAAAGGATCTTCAACATGTACTGCAATAATTTCACTATTTAAATTGCTGTTTATTTGCGCAATACTGGCAGCCATCGTCCCCTCTATGTTCGGATTCGCCTGCCGCGCGTCTAGTGCACTCCCTGGTTCTGTGGTGGTATTGTTGTTCACTATTGCCGGTTTTCCATCCAGGTCATTGTATTTCCCCGAAAATGCAACCGTCTTTAAATCTGCAAAAAACTTTGCAATCTTTCCAAGAATCTTCGGCATTTTCTCCTTGGATGCTATGTTTTCTCTTTTTGCTGCTACTGTAAACTCCGGCTCCTGTAATGCATCTGTTGCATTTTCCCTTGTTTTCATCTGTTCATCAATCTTTTTCAGATTGGCATTCACAACATCCACATCGTAATCATCCTGCGGATCATCCATCTGCAGATTATAGTATTTTGTTTTTGTCATGGCAAAACCTCCTCTTTCAATTGCCTGTGCGTATAGCTATGTAACTGTGCATGCGTAAATTTATGCAAAACCGCATGTGTATTATAAATAAGAAGCACTTTGTAGCATATATCCTCTGGTGACATACGCCGGATCAGTTCTTCGACAACTCCAACACGATCCGCTACATTCAATTTCAGATGCACGAGTATGTAATAATGCTCCTCATCTGAATACAGATCATAATTGTTTTCTCCTAGGCTGGCATTTAAACATTTTACAAGTGTCGGATGCGTATACGGTATCCGTTCATTCCACCGCATTGACACACGCGACCGACGGAGTTCTAAATTTTCACCAGCACCTGGAATGATATGTAAGATTCTTTCGAACCGCTCGATGCCTTCTGCATCTGAAGTCTCTATGAATGCATTTCGTAATATTTTAGTAGTATCCATGTTAAGAGCCGCCACCTGCTTATCCTCGCTCTGCATCAATTGCTTCATTTCTTCAAACTGTTGCATAAACGGCGGCAGATAATCAATCATTTTTTTAGCCACTTACATCACCCCTTACCGGAATTGCATCTTCATCCAATGTTACATTTTCAGATGCACCATTCAGTTTCACATCTGTAATATCCAATATCCCATCAATCAGAAGCAACCGGGATTCAATCTGGCTCTTACGCACCACCAGGTTATCCTCATTACTCCAATCACCAGAAAGTTCTGTAAAATACCCATCTATTGCCGACTGCATATCGGATTTCAAGGATTCAAAAGTATATCCGTTCTTATAAACCGCAGTAACTGTCACAGAAACAGGAATTTCTTTCACTCCCATAACCTTTACCACATGTCCGATAGGTGCCAGTCCATATCCCTCCCCGGTCTTATCATCCGGGTCAACATCATTCTGCACTTTTTGTACCAACGTGGCGGATGGTGCTTTGTATTCCGATGATATGATATACACCCGAACAGTGCCACCCACTGTCAGTAATTTGTCCTTTGCTACATCATGTACCGCTTTCAGCCATGCAAATACTTCCGCCCCAACGGTTTCCACAGACTGCTTTCCAATCCACTCCGTAACTGCAGCAACAGGAATAAACTTTACCGGATCATATCCTTTTTCCCACATCCGGATAACTTTGCATGCGCCAACTCCATCAATAGCCGATACACGCTCCTTATAATCCGGATTATTGCCACAGAAGCTTATATTGGAAAATCCCTCGTAATAACGTTCACGGAAATCTTCCACATCTTCCTCATCCTCGCCGGGGATCAAGACTTCGGTCAATTCCGCTGTTTCCATATCATTCAGATCATTCTTTGTTTCAATCGTAAGCAATGATCCCAACTGCTGATTTCCAACAATACCGGCAGTCTCACATGTTACCTGATACTCTCCGGTTGCTGCATCCATTACAGATGTTACCTCATAGTTCAGATCACCAAGGTTAAACCGGTCCCCGATCGCTATGGCTGTATCGGACGGACTTACAACCATCTTGCATACCGCATTGGTCTCTTCTTTGGGATATACTCCGTTTTCAGCTGCACGCTTGATCAAATAATAGTAGGAG